TCACTAAGTTCCCGTTCATTCCCTCCCCTGATGGCGGGTTCTATGATCTAGGTTTTGGGTCCCTTCTTGGTCCATTGAATCAAAGTATTGATACCATCCTTAACCAGTTGGTTGATGCTGGTACAATGGCTAATACCGCTGGTGGCTTCCTAGCTCGTGGGATTAAGCTACGGGGTGGTAACTATAACTTTGCTCCGCTTGAGTGGAAGCACGTTGATTCTACCGGTGATGATCTCCGTAAAGGTGTCATGCCGTTGCCTGTTCGGGAACCAAGCCAAGTATTGTTTACCTTGCTGAACTTGCTTATCAACTACGGTGAGCGTATTGGCGGTTCTGTAGACATTCTTTCAGGTCAGAACCCAGGTCAGAACACAGCGGCAGAAACAACCCGTACAATGGCTGAGCAGGGTATGAAGATCTTTTCAGGGATCTTCAAACGTACTTACCGTAGCTTAAAAGATGAGTTCCGTAAATTATACCGGTTGAACCAATTGTATCTTGATGGGATACAGGATTACAACGGGGTATCAGGTTCGAGCTTTATAGATGCTGACGATTATCAAGGTCCTGTTTCCGATGTCCGTCCCGCTGCTGATCCTAATATCGTTAGCGACACTCAGCGTATGCAGCAAGCTCTTGCAGTCCTCACGCTGGCGAAAGAAACGCCAGGTATGAGTATGTATGATGCTCAGAAGATGTATCTAAAAGCCATGAAGGTATCTAACATTGATACTATCCTTCCTGATCCTAAAGGCCCTAACGCTATCAAGCCAGGCCCATCAGAGAAGATTCAGATTGAGCAGATGAAGATGCAACTGAAGCAAGCTCAGCTTGAAATGCACACTAAACTTGCTGTCATGAAGATGGCAAAAGATATGGAAATTAACCAAGCTAAGATTCACAAGCTGGAAGCCGATGCTCTACTGGCTATAGAGCAAGCAGGTGGTATTAAAGTGGGACATGAGATCGCTTTGTTTGATGCTCAGATTGGTGCCGCTAAAGCCAAACAGGAAGGTATGCAGAGTGCGATGAAAACCATTATGGAACTTGAAAAGCACTTGAATGATATGAGTCAAGAATCAAAACAAAGTGCTCTACCCTCTCCCGATGCTAAGGAGGAGTAAGCATTTTAACTAGGAGCCAGCATGATCGTAGTAACAGAGCAAGAGTTTGATGAATGGAAAGGCAATAGGGTTACTAAAGCTTTATTTAAAGCGATACACAATGACAGAGAGTGGCTAAAGGAGGTTCTCTTAGCCGGTACTGAGGATGATGCTTCTATCCGAGGCCGAGCTGCTGCTTGTACTGCCATACTAAGCCTTACCTACGAAGAGTTAATGGATTCAGTAAAGGAAAAGCGTTATGAGTAATAAATCAGGTTTTCAACCGTTCTTTGACCGTGTTCTTATTAAACCGATGGAAGTTAGTAAAACAACTGACTGGGGTTTTTTAGTAAGTACGGAAGAAACCAGTGAACGTGAACAACTGGCTAATACCACAGGCATTGTTGTGGCAATTGGACCGGATGTGACAGCAGGGATGCTTACTGTAGGAATGAAGGTTGCCTATGCTAAGTATGCTGGCTTAATGTACACAGGTAAGGATGGGAACCAATACCGCATGATCTCGGAAGAGAATCTTGTAGCCCAGTTAGATGATGATATGGATCTTGTTGATCCACACCTCACCAAAGGAATGAAGAAATGAGCGAAGAAAATTTAGAACAACATACTGACCAAGTAGATACTCCTGACACTGAATCCGAAGCAAGGGCGCAGGGATGGGTAGCTAAAGAAGAGTTCCGTGGTGCTGAGAGTGACTGGGTAGATGCAGACACCTTTGTACGTCGTGGTCGTGAGATCATGCCTATCCTACGGAAAAACAATGAAAAACTGCTTAAAGAATTGGCTATTGCTAAAGCGGCTGCTGAAGAAGCTCGAACTGCTGCTAAGGAGTTTCGAGAGTTTCAAAAGGAACAATTCGAGAGAAAGACTAAAGATCTCGAACTCCAGTTGGATCAGCTAAAGCAAGCAAAGCGTGAAGCAATTAGTTCAGGCGATGGTGACCGAGCACAAGCTATTGACGATGCGATGGATACGGTTAAGGAAGAACGTATTGCCGCAAAGCAAAGCTTACAGGAAGCTGAACGCAAGGCAATTGCACCACCTCAAGTCACTCAAGACCCAGACATTAACGAATGGATGAGTAAAAATGAGTGGTTTGGTACAGATCGGAAGATGACAGCTATTACTAATGGTTTAGGGACTGAGCTTCGTGCTGAGAACCCAAACATGACTGGTAAACAGTTTTTAGAGAAGCTGGATCAAGAGCTAGCTACTTTGTATCCTGAGAAGTTTGGCAAGAAGCGTGTACAGAACCCGATGGGAGGTCAGCCTAGCAGCTCATCCCGTCCTACAACAGGTTCTGGTAAACAAGCGTATGCTAACCTGCCTCCAGAAGCCAAAGCAGCGTGTGACCGATTCGTTAAGCAGGGTCTTATGACTAAAGAACAGTATGTGGCAGATTATGACTGGAACTAAACCAAACAGATCTACCGCCCCTAAAGGAATAGAAATGACAGAGAATACTAACCAAGTTAAAGTTTCCCCTGAGCCTACCAAGAAAGAGCGCACACGTAATCGTGGAGCATTTAACGGGACACAAGGGAAGCTGCAAGTAGGAAAGCAGATACCAGGCTATCACTTGCACGTTTTTAACGACACTCCAGGGCGAATCCAAGCCGCAACCGATGCTGGTTATGAGTTTGTAGATCCTGAAGAGGTAGGTGGAGTTGCTTCTAACGTCGTTAGTCGTAACACCGATATTGGAGATAAGGTTCGTTTTCTAGTAGGCTCAACTGCTGATGGGGAACCCCAGTACGCTTATCTGATGAAGATCAGACAAGAATGGTGGGATGAAGATCAAGCCGAGCTACAGAAGAGGAACGATAAGACTGATGCTGCAATCCGTGGTGGAAAGATGACAGGAGACAAAATGTCTACTGAAGGCTTCTACAATGCTGGCATTAAGTTAAATTAACTAACATTCCATAAGGAACAATAATGGCAAACGTAAATGCCCCAATTGGCTTGATTCCAGTCGGTACTACGACTGGCTCAGCCTTCAACGAACAGGGTCGCTTGTATTACATCTCTGCTTCAGATACTAACACTTTCGCTATTGGCGATATTGTTAAGACTGCCCAGGGTAACGATGCAAACGGTATTGGTCAAGTTACTAAAGCAACCGCTACAGACACCCCTCTTGGCGTAATCGTCGGTGTTCGTCCTGCTAACCCAGGTGTATCCCTCCAAGGTACCGTCCTTGACTTAGGCAAGCTCTACATTCCTGCAAGTTCAGGTGTGTCTCAGTATGTCTACGTCTGTGACGTTCCAACCGCTGTGTTTGAGATCCAAGCTTCAACAACAGCAAACACTTATGTTGGTAGCACAGCTATCCCAACAATCACTGCTGTTCAATCCTCGTTGTCACAGTACTCGCCTCAATCGTCAACCTATGTTGTCATTGACTCGACACCTACGACAACCAGTATGTTCCAAGTAATCGGTGTTTCGCAACGTCCTGATAACGTCTTAGGCGCATACAACAAGGTTCTTGTAACCTGGAACAAACACCAGTACTTCGGTGCATACTAATAGTTAAGGAGAATTTAAAATGGCTGGTGTTATCAATACTGGTTCGCATCCTAAAGCCCTATGGCCTGGCGTTAAAGCCTGGTGGGGTCAAGTGTATGACGAACATCCCGAAGAGTACATCCATCTTTTTGACAAAGATACATCTACTCAGAACTACGAAGAAGATGTCCAACTGACAGGCTTTGGCTTGGCTCCTGTTAAAGAGCAAGGTGCTGGTACAGCATACGACTCAGAAGTACAGGGCTTTGTTACCCGTTACACACACGTTGCATACGCTCTTGGTTACATTGTAACTAAAGAAGAGTTGGATGACAACCTGTATGAGCAAGTATCGAAGCGTCGTGCGGCTGCTTTGGCTATGTCTTTCCGTCAAACGAAAGAGAACATTGCTGCTAACGTGTACAACCGTGCTTTTAACGGCACGTATTTGGGTGGTGATGGTGTTGCTTTGTGCGCCACTAACCATCCTAATACTTCTGGTGGTACATGGGCT